TCTAGCGTTTGCCCTTTTTCAATAAGGCTCTCAAGGTAAAGTAGTCTATCCATTTAAAATCTCCTCATGCTTGCGTTGATCAGACTTCTTTGTTTTAGTTTCTCTTCAACGATATGCGATCTATCCTCGATAGGTAGTTTCACATTGACAGTTGAATCTGACCATCTCCAATTAATGACATCGTATCTAAGCGCATCAAGAGGGTCTTCATGCCCGTCTTTTTTGGGTTGTTCTTTTTGATCCCATGAGTAAGACAAAATTGCTTTTTTAAAGCTATTACCCGTTGCCCTATCGCCAGCATCCCAGACCTCACGAGTGCATAAGATTTGCTTTGAGTGCATGAGGCGTTTAACGCGGTTGATGCCATTCATGATATCGGTACGAATAGGATCGGTAGCCCATCTAAAAGTCATGCCTATGCCCTCTTGCTCTGGTGGTAAAGAGAGCGCCTTGAATGAGCTTTGAGCGGTATGGTCATTGCGATTGCTACCAGCCTTATCGCCACTAGCGCCGTCAAGCAAAATGCGATTAGGGTATGAGCTGGCTAGACTACGAGGGCAAGCCTTGAGGAGTATAAGCCTAGCTAGCTCACTTAGTTTTATTTCTTGGGGATTGATCTCCCCGCATATCACATCAGCTTTGAGATGTGGATCATGCACGATAAAGAGGACACTCGGCTTTCTAAATCCGAAGTCTACCACAATGCGCCCGCTATACTCTGGCTTATATTGCCAGCCGTCGATAATGTGTGCTTGCGTCCATTCGTTGTATATCATGCCAGCCAGTGGCTTAGGCTGATTCTCGATCATGGCAAGGCGCTCGTCCTCTGGTAAATTTTTAGTAGCCTCGAACCAATCAGCAGATAAATTATTTGCATTGACATGACTGCTAAAAAAGATCGGCTTGCAATTTGCTTTTTCTGCCATCTCTACCCACCACGCGCCCCATACCGGCAAGCCTACCATGATTAATTTAGGCGTTGGCCCACTTCTCAAACGCCCTAAAGCTTTAAAGGCGACCTCTTCGGTCAACATCTGGCATTCATCAATGACGGCAAGCCCCGATGTGATATTTAAGCCCTCTAGAGAGTTTTGCGACGCGTCTTGAGTACCAGGGCGAAAATACGATCTCGTCCATACTGTATGCCCATTAGGCGCCGTCCATTTGCCCTCAAGCGCATGATATGCCCACCCCTCAGCGCCTAGCCACTTTTGAATCTCTGGCGCCAGCACTTGCCTGTAACGACCAGCCGTGTCGGTGATGAGTAGGCTAGACTTATTCGGATGCGCATCAGCCCATAGAGCAAGAGCGAAGACTAGGGCGCTTGTCTTGCCACTACCCCAGCCAGCACGAACGGCGATGAAGTTTTCATTTGATAGCAACAATCTCGATACTAGCTCTTTTTGTAAATCGTTGAGTTTAAGCATACGCCTCGATCCATATCTCTCTTAATTTGTGCTTTAGGCGCATGATTCGAGTAAAAGTTGTGTTGTCTTTCCAGCCCATAAGATCAGCAATATCAGTGTATTTTAGGTCTTGCGATACTAGATCGATCAGCGTTTTATCATCATCTGACAGTCGGGATAGCATCATGGCTAGATCATGGGCAATGGCAAAGTTTTTCTCAGCATTGCCACCATCTGAGAATCGAGGATGCCCATAGTACTCGAAGCCCCCTAAAACTAGCCCTTTTGTGCTACCAGATTGAGCATGACCTGTTATCAATCCACTCATCGCCATGCTCTCAGTGATCATGCGTTTATCACGCCTATGATTATTGTGAATTTGCTGATAAAAATGGATTTGAGTAAGTCTTTTTAGATAAGAATAAAATCTATTTTTACTTTCAAATACCGTCTCTTTAGCGATCATATACTTGTATGTCAGCTCATAAAAGCTTGTGAAGTGGTCATCTTTATATGCGCTATCAAAGCTTTTCTTGATCATATTTTTGAGCAGTGCCATAAAGTCATGATCCGCCATATCGACATGATCCCCATCAGTCATCTTGATGATCCAAGGGCTTTGAGGTGGTGGGGCTTGCAGTTTCTTTTTGAGTTTCAATTTCTGTTCCTCGTATCTGGTCAATCATGTCAATCACGATTGATTTAGGTTTTTCAATTTGTTCAATTTCTAGTTTTTGTTGTTGTCCGAATTCATCTCTAAACTGGGTCTCAAGCAAGAATTTAGCGGCTTTCCAATCGGTCTCGGCTGCTATGATCACGGTACGCACTAGGCGAGAGCGCCATGCCAACTTTGCTTGTTCTACCTCAATGGCGAATTTTGAATCTTCTCTCTTCCAGCGTGAGATCGTATCAATATTGAGACCGACAATCGTAGCAGCTTGACCCTCTCGATTGCCCTCAGCAATAAGACTAAGCACTTGCTCTTTTCTAAGCTCCACGCCGGATAGACCTTGAGAGATAGCCTGCTCTGTTTTAGCTTGTACTACCTCTAAAATCTCGCCTTGCTTTTTAAGCTTTTTGAGTTTGTCGATCTTGCTCATGACTTGTTATAAATTCTCCGACTGATGCGCTCGATAGCACTATCTGGCTCGATCTCCTTTAGATACTCGATAGCCTCGGACGCTGGATTATCGATAACAGCCACTAAGCTTTTTTCAATCACGACGCTGGATGTTACATTTAGGGCGCTGGCGATCTCGCCTACTTTTAGCATCATGGCGGTAGGCAAATAAACCGTGTGACTGGCGCGCTTAATCTTTTTGCTCATCGTCCCTCGCTAGAAGATCAAATTTATTTGCTTCGAGTTTCCAGTAAGTTTTGTCCTCAAAAGCATTACAAATCATCTTGCCTTGAACAAGCACTAGATCGCCCTTCTTAATAGATGCCGCCGCCTTTTGCGCTGTGGGATCAGTGCCAAAAGATATAATCTCGACTGTGAACCAAGTGACGGGATCGGATTTCTTAGCTTGATAGGCGATACTGCCTACTGCTTTATTTAGGGTAGTGCCTATTGTCTTGAATGCAAAGTCTTTGCCAGCTCTGCCGGCTAGAGTCATGCTATTTATCATCTTGATTCTCCATAAAGTAAATGGGGCTAGCGCCCGTCTTTTCTGCCAATGTTTTAGCCAAGCTATAACTTATTTGAGTTTTGCCTCTAAGCCCTTCAACAATATGCTTATTGCTATAACCAATTTGAGAGGCTAACTCTTTTAAGGTCATGCCGGTCTTCTGTTTAACGAATTTTGTTTTATCACTCATGGTCATTTTATTTATCCTTGAGCGCGACTATTGTTAGAATTGCCATTGCAACGAGCATGATTAAATCTTTAACATTTAGGTCTTGAGTCATTTTTTCGTCCTATTGAAATAAATTGATTTCATCGTTGTTCTATGCTATAAACAACAAACACATTCTAGAACATTCTATTTAAAAAGTAAAGGCAAAAATGCACAAAATTCATGTCGGTTTAACTGGATATGTATCGATCCCAGATGGTGGCGTTTTCGGTGATGATTTGACTGTGGTCAATACTGCTCGTGTGAGCTACAACAAGCACTCAGACGGCTGGAACGACAAAGATGAGCGCCTACTCAAATACCTGTGGGATCATGAACATACCTCGCCTTTTCGTCATGCCTCAATTCGCTTTGAGATTAAAGCGCCTATTTTTGTTTTGCGTCAGTGGATGAAACATCAAATCGGCTGCTCATGGAATGAAGTATCATATAGATATACTCAAGTCGAGGAGCCAGAGGTTTTTTATCCTGGTCTTTTTAGATCACAAGATGCAAAAAATAAACAGGCGGGCACTGGCATTTTGCCTTTAGCAGATCAAGATAAAGCAACCGAAATTTTACATGATGGCTATGAAGCAGCATATAAGGCATATCAAGCTATGATCGACATGGGCGTATGCAGAGAACAAGCTAGAATCGTCTTGCCAGTAGGTATCTACTCTAAAGCGGTATGGACGGCATCGCTACAAGCGATCATGCATTTCATCGATCTAAGACTTGATGAATCAGCGCAAAAAGAGATCAGAGACTACGCTGTGGCCATCAAGACACTGGCGCAACAACACTTCCCCCAGAGCATTAAACTATTGAATAAAAAGGAGTTTATATGAATACCCGAGATATGATTGATATCCTTGAGAGTGAGATCGTGCCTATCATCAGATCATGGGAGTCTTACGATAGCGCCGGTGATCTTGAGCACGCCTTGAATAAAAAGATTACTGATTTAGGCTTCGGGCACACGCCACAATTTCAAACAATCTGGCTTTTTTTCGGAGTCAATCCAGCCTACCGGGTTGTCGAGGTATGCAAACAAAATGGCGTACATGAGAATTTTGCTACTCTTGTCGCGCGTCTATCATCCTATCTAGACGACAAAATACCATATTGATATAGTGATCTCCAAACAAGGAGATAGATATGAAATGTATTAAATGCGGTCAGCGTCTGGCTGGCATGGATTATTTACAAGGTTTTGAGCATCAGTTTTGTAATCAGTGTATAGCGTCGGTATATCGAGAAGTGTATGACGATGATTTTCTTGATGATACCATTGATCCAGATGAAGAGGATATTGAAGATGATGAGTGATTTTATAGCACAGTGTTTTTATTTAGCGTCTCTTGCTACCGTTTACCCCCAGCCCCATAGAGTTGACACTTGCCTTGAGATAGCGCGTGAATCGATTAAGATGGATATTGATCCATATCTTGCTATCGCTATCGCCTATCATGAGTCGAGGCTAGATAAGTCGGTGATTTCATCTGCTGGAGCTGTGGGCGCTATGCAGGTCAAGAGGATATTTATTGACTGCAAGCAATGCAATGACATTCAAGCTGGTCTTCTAGCCTTGAGATACTGGCTAGATCGGTCTAGTACTGTATGTGATGCGCTTGGTAGGTATGCAGTGGGTACGGCTGGCAAATGTGGCAAAAGATCAAAAATGATTCTTGCTCTGTCTCGTGATCTCAAGTGCGCTGGCCCCAAAAAGAAAGATTTTTGCTATGAGTGCTAGGATTTACCTTGATATCGCCATGACCATATCAGAGCAAAGCCCATGCACTAGGGCGCGTGTAGGTGCTGTTGTTTTTAGAGAAGACAGAAAAACAATGCTAAGCACTGGCTACAATGGGCAAGCGCGTAAAAGTGATAAAATTCTTTGTGGTGGTCTATGCTGCGATAGGGATAGGCTACAAATTCAAAGCGGTGACCGTATTGAGGTTGGATGTATCCACGCTGAGATGAATGCGATATCAAATGCAGTCTTTGAGGGTATTGCCCTAGCTGGCGCCTCCATTGTGGTCACTGCGCCCCCATGCTTGATATGTGCTAAATTGATCGTTCAAAGCGGTATAAAGCGAGTTTACTATAGGGGCGGTGATAGATGGGTATCCACTGGAGAGGAATTTTTAAAGGGCGCTGGCGTTGAC